TCTTGGATAGGCGTGGAGTTGGTGTAGTCGTCCCAGTGAACAACGTCCGTACCAGCAGCAGCAGCGGAAGTGTCACCGTCCCACTCAGTACCCCAAACGCCAGTGGAGAAGAAGTTCGTTACGAAGTCCTTTTCACGGTCGATGAGCATGTTGTGCATGAGCATCTTGGTGCCAGCAGCACGGATTTCAAGAGCCGCATCTTCGTTGGCAAGGGTCTGCTCGTCAAAGTCAGTGGCAAGGCCATAGACATCAGCAAAGTAGTTGCTGTTCGAGAGCGACATACCAACACGCTCAGGACGAGTGCGCGGAGCCAGTTGTTGACGGTTGCCGGAACGGTTGAAGTCAGCGCGGTTGTACTCGTAGTACTTGTCCGATTGCTTGTCTACTTCCACGAGCGGGAAGACCTTATCAGCGATGAAGTTAGCTTCGTCTTGCAGGTAGGCCAGCGTCAGGTTGGTGAGCGGCTGGTCAATATGCACTTGACTCGGAGTCAGCATAGGCATGGTTTAGTTCCTTTCTAAATTCTAATTCTTACGCAGAAGCGTTGCCGCCACGGAAGAAGTCAATCGTTGCACGACCGCCAGCAGCAGCGCCTTCGACGCACTTGCCAACAATGATGTCGCCAGTTGCAGCAGCTACAGCTTCGCCGTTAGCATCAACACCAACGTCATCACCAGCAGTAAGACCACCAGTACCAACTTCAACGATAACGCGACCAGCAGTCACAACCGTAGCAGCAGCACCCGAAGCCGGATCGTTAATAACAACACCATCAGCAGCAGCGCCATTGCCAGCAGCAACAACAGTGCGGTCAGTGGTGTTCATGATGACGAAGGTAAACTGCGAGAGGGCAGCACCAGCGATCATCGTCTCACGGATTTGATTCCCTTGAGTAGCCATAATAATTAGCCTTTCTTGTAGATTTCTTTGATGAGGGACTTACCTTCATCAGTTTTGATTACAGCAGCGTATGCCTTAGCAAACGTTACCTTGTGTTCTGCTTCATAAGCCTTGGCAAGAGCGTTCAGCTTGTCGTCAGCACTTTCGAAGTCGCCATTGGCGTCCGATTTACCAAACTCTTCCATCTTGTCTGCAAACGCCTTGTCAGCAGCCTGAAGAGCTTCCATGAGCATTTCCATGTCATCCATCTTTTCGACAGCAACCAAGAGCTTCTTAGCTACCTCAGTGGAGAAATGGGGGAGTTCTGCTTCAGCACGTTTCGTCAGAGCGGCATCAGCCTTTTCAATCTCTGCTTCTTCCAGTGCTTTGAGGATGGGGGCAGGAACGTCAGCTTTGTTAATCTGCTCACCACCATATTCGATGAACTCAGGTTCAGCCTTCTTTTCAATTACGTCTGCTTTAATGACGTAGCCTTCATCCAGAAGACCCTTACGGAGACGCTCGTTCTCTGCTTTAAGGGTTTCAATCTCAGCTTCGAGGTCAGCTTTCATAGCTTCTTCCTCTTCAGCTTTCTTCATGTCTGCTTCATAAGCCTTCATAGCTTCTTCCTCGGACATACCTTTGTCCATGTAAGGCTTCAGCTTGGCTTCCATGTCGTCAGACATTTTTTCTACTTCTTTGGTCATGTCTTCTCCTTCGGAAGTATCACGCTTGTACAGAGGAGCCATTGCCAGTGGATTCGCAGGGCGGTCTACCAACGATAGTTCCTCCAGTTGGAGTTGTTTAAGGAGATTAGGCAAGGTAGTCCTCCTTTATGGCACGGCCCCCGATAGAGAAGGCCCGTAGTTCACCAGACTTGACACGATCCCAGACTGCATCGTCGTACACCTTATAGGCGACAACCCATCCTTCACGGTCGCACTGGATTCCGAGAGCATCACAGATTTCTTTGGTGACTGGCAGAGAGTGGATTACTTGCCCAGTTGCCTCACCTTCGTGCATAGTCTTACCAACCCGCACATGCTCCATAAAATCATTGACAGCTTTAACAAGTGTCTCAGCTTCAATAACGTCACCTTGACGGTCAACTACAACTTCACCTTTCTCGGTGATAACGGATGCCCATCCATAGATGATCCGTTGTTCGTCATCGACCTTCAAGATTTGACCAGTAATATCTTCTTTAGTCATCTCACTCACACTAATGTCCTCTTCCCACATGCGGCAGGACCAGTAGCGGGCTGAAGTTTTGTCTGTTGCGGTATCGCACTTATGACGAGCGCGGAAGCTACGACGAGCATCAGGGTCATCACGACGAATCTCCATACTGGGGCTACCAAAAGTAACCTTCTTAGTCTTATCGCCATCCTTGACGTAGACACCAAACTTCTTGCTTGAACCGGAGGGCAGACGGAAGGGCTTGTTCAGGGTAACTTCTTTACCTTGGTAGTCGGCCTTCTGCATGATTTCAGCCACAACCGCTCTGAGAGCCTCTGTAGCGTCCATACGCTCGTCTTCGTCCTCTTCAGGCTCTCCCCCTACCAGAGAAGCCTCATAGTGGCTCAGATAAGCGCTGTGGCTCTCTGCGGGCATATATACGGCTTGACCATCATACTCGTGTACGTGGATAGCACCACCAAGTCCCATATCCATGCTGCGGGCGCGGGCTTCCATCTCAGTCGTGAAGATGTCGTTAGCGTACTGAGCCTTTTTGATTGCACTGTAAGCAGCAGCCATTGCTCTTCCTTCGTCTTTCGTATCGTTATAAACTGAATTGAAGACTTCCATGAACTGCTTCTTCTTGCCAGCAGGTACGTTGGAGGGAACTTCTTTCGCAGACCTATAAGGCATTATCCAATAACCTTTGCGAGATAACCTTGGAAGCTGGCGTAAACCTCAGAGCCTTGAGAGTTTGTCTGGCAAGTGACGCGAACGTCAGAGTTCTTCGGGAGGATGATGCAGGGGTCTAAATCTACCTGCCAAGCACCACCAGCGGAGTTAGCGGAGAGTGCAGCACCTTCACGGAAGACTTTACCAGCTTGCCTGAACTCTAGGTAGAAGTTTACAGCAGCACTTTGCTTGTAAGTAACAGACCCAAAGCCCCCAGTAAGAATAAAGTAGTCTTCATTCGAGAAGGTTGTTGCGGCCTTAAACGATTGTTGGAAACCTTCCGGTATCTTGGCATGTACCTTTGTCAGATCAGAGGGTACACCACCAGCAAGGGTCGTATTCTCGTAGACGTAGACAGCACCCTGTAGTTCAGTTCCGTTGTTGTTGAACACACGAGAGACACGGGCTACAGGAGTGGGGAGGGCTACCCTAGTCTGACCATTAAGTGTCACCTCTTGTACAAGGAAGGTGAACTGCTGATCTTCCCCTGTGCCTGTGACTGTGTGGCACTCTAAGAGAATTTTTTCATTGTCCAGTGCTGATGAAGAGGAGATACTGTCAATGAGGTTGTCATTAACGTAAATCTCCATCCCCCCAACAGTCCAGATGGTCTCCCTGCTAGTGCCGAGGGCGGCAGACTTACCAAACTTGGTCAGGGTCTTTGCCTTACGGTCAATAGAAACCTTGTCTCCAAAAGTCCGGTAAATCTCACGTTCAGCTTGAACAAGACGACCATCAGGGACTTCATAGTTAAATCTGTCCCAAGTACCCATCAGGCTTCACCGTCAGGCTTGTAAGCCAACTCAGCAATATCCATAAGGTCTTGGATGGTCTCAGGATGACCACTAACGTCAATGTTAGCACCGTTGAGGTTACGCAGGAAGCTGGCAATCTCACGAAGGTCATGCGGGGCTACATCACCAGCTTCGATCTTTGGCATAAGAGCAAAGTCAAGGCCATTAAGTTCCCAGAGACGCTCTACCAGTTGCTTGTTGAGTACATCCACAATAGCTTGGATGTAGCTCTCAAGGGCGCGTAGGAAAAGGTCAGTCTTGGACTTGGAGAGGGCATAGGAGCCACCCTGAGTACCAAGCATCATGAACTCGCTAAGGACACTACGCGCAATGTCATGCTGGTAACGACGAATAACGGGGTCAATATCAATGTTCCGGCTACCGTCGGAAGACATCAGCTTGAAGTCTACGAGTTTGACGTTGGTGGGGCTACCATCCTTGTCGAGATACGTATCAGAAGGCTTAATCAGGTAGCCTTGCTCATTGAACTTCAGGTCACGACCAATTTGCTTGAGGCTGTTGACAAATGCTGCTTGTGCTTCAGTGGCGTCAGGTCCAAGGTACTCAGCAGGGACATCAATAACCGGAATACCAGCAAGCTCACGCTCAATACCGATAGCCTCATACTGCTGGATTTGGTTCAGACGCTCGTAAGAGGTATAAGCATTGCGGAGGATACTACGACCAGCGGGTTCACCGTTAAGAGTGGTAGTGCGATAGAGAAGGCTCTTATTGAGAGGGATGTAGTTGCTAGGAGTACCGAAGCCACCAGACTGATACATACCGAGGGTTTCACCAGTCTTGTCGTCTACATCAAAGCGAGATACTGTCCAAGGCGCACGAGAAGCAATCTTACGAACACCGATACGACCATCAGAGTACTTAGACCGCTTCTTAGGGTTCTGGGTGTTCATACCTTCACGGCGCTTGTAGACTACCTCAAACCAAGCAAACCCATAGCTGAGAAAAGAAATAGCCTCAGAGATATGGTCATCCATAGTGTGGTCCATATCATCCAAGACACTTTTGAGAAACTCTGCTTCACGCTTGGCCTCATCAGAATCATCAGCAGCCTTAACCTTCAGCTTCACATCACGGAGAACTTGCTCCGTAGCATACATAACGGCACCAATAGTGCTATCGTTGTCCCGCATCTCACGGTACTTCTTGATAGCACGTTGACCACGGAGTTCAGGGAGAAACTCATCAGCACGTATCTGTCCATTGGTAACATTGTCACCTGCTACGCCCAGAATCTTCTTGGACTCTGCTTCTGAGAGTTTCTTAACCATGGCTAACGAATGCCTTTGCTGCTGCTATAAACGAGTTGAAGTTGAGGTTTGGCTTGTCCATTGAGCATGAGGTCTGTCAGTGCCCAGACCATGGCATCCAGTCTATCTGGTGATCCTATGGAACCTAGTGGCTCCCATGTACGCATTTGAGTTTCTAGTTCAGCTAAAGACCCCTCAGCATCTCTTACGTGATGGACAAGTCCACGTTCATAGAGGGCAGAGATAGGTTCAGCACGAGCATATTTACCACGAGACGCTCTTACTGCTTTGTAAGGGATTGTGTCGTCTTCTCCGTGGATTGTCTGTTTGACCATCAGGCCGCCTTGGTTAACCTCAGCGACGATACGATCAGCTTGGAACTCATGGTAGAGTTCGATGGCTTTGTTAGCCCATTGTGAGGGAGTGCCTCTGAAGGTGTAGTCCCCAAGGATATAACCGTGACCATTAACATCTACACCAGCGACACAAATACCAGTCATATCTGACTCTTTGTTTGCAGTGACAGCAGGGTCTAGAGCGACAACAACACGGTTGAGTGGTGGGAGGTCAGCTTTGGCTATTTGGCAACCATCAATTAGATCAGTCGTCCAAAGAGCGCCCTCAGCTTCCTCTAGGACTTGAGCGTAAAGTTCCTGTTGACCTAGACGAGTACCCTCATACTGGTTCTTAACGGCAGTAAGGTACGTCTCAGCAAGGTTGGCAGCATTATCAAAGGTAGAACCTCTGGTAATATGAACACGGTCGCTCTTGAGAAGGGTCCGAACCAACTTAGTGGGCTTTGGTGTGGTGGTGACACAGACCTTAGGGTGTTTACCTAGACGAAGGCAGAACTGAAGCATGTCCCACGTATCTATGTCTTTATTCCATGCAGCAAGCTCGTCACACCATGCGGCTTCAAACTGCGGTCCACGGAGACGCTCAGGTTCTTCCGCAGAGTAAAATTCTACTTTGGCCCCATTCTCCCAAGTAAGACTTCTCTTGGTGGGGGACCACTCAGGATAACCTAGCTTCTTGCCGTTGTAGGTCTTGTCGCCTTTCCAGCAGACACTCAGGAAACCTGATTCACCTTTTACCATAACCCTTTCAATATCAGAGTTAGTGGCAGCTACGGCAGCTATACGTTTCTTACCCTGTTTGACTTGCTCTCGGACCCACTCAACACCAGCACGGGTCTTACCGAAACCACGACCAGCATTGATAAACCACACATCCCAGTCACCGTTAGGCTCCAACTGTTCGGGCCTTGCCCAGAACGACCAATCATGTTGAAGGTTTTCTAGTTGCTTGGGACTTAGCTGGCTTAGAGCCTCTTGAACTTGAGCGTCGGGTAATTCTCTAAGTTCATTCGCTGTTAGCATCTTTACCTAAAGCCTTCATAAGGGCATTGATAGCAGATTCATCCTCTTCCTCGTCAGTACCTGTCTCACGACCCTCAACAGTCTCCTTGGGCGACCATCCACCCTTTGACCGGAGGTAAAGTTCAGCAGCCTTAAAGTCACCTTCAAGTGCCTTATCAACAACGACACCACCAATCTGACCTACAATCTCAGCCCTAGCCTTAGCCATATCTTCCCCATACAACTTATAGAAGGTCGTATAGGAGGCTGGAGCATTCTGGTAGCTCTGGATAGAAGCAAAGATGTCACGTACAGATACACCATTACGAATACCAAGAGTTACCTTGTTAGCAATAGTCTTACTGTATGGGAGTTTGTCGTTAGGGGACATCTAGGTTCTACTTATCTTAGTAATATAATGGAAAGTATAGTTTATAGTTACCCCCTCTGACATCGGCATAGTCTCATCCACACTATTGGGGAATACGGCTGGGTTCACTATGGTTGACAGAGGGGGATACCTTAGTAGGTATAGGGGGATATACGTTAGTCTATACAGTAGGGGTATATACCCTAGTCTAGTATAATAAGGCTAGACCTTAACTATAGACTGGACTAACGAGGGGTTCTATTAGTATATACACACCTAAAATCACCTTTTGGTACCAACAAAGTTTATTTTTTTCTCTTGACACCCTTTTTTGTGACATTTTTGCCACACTATAGTTAGCTGACACCCCTTGTACATAAGCCTGTGCTGGCTCAACTGTGTCAAACTGACGCACCCCCACAGTGGAAATTATTTTTTTTTATTTTGGATATTCAGGTGTAAACCATGCCCATTAGTATAGCTCCCGTATAATTTGGAGGGTCCCATTGCCCATTGGTATAGCCTGAGACTATCCTTATGCGCCCTTGACTATACTAAAGAATACCCAATCTTTGTCGTTATAGGCTAAAGTATAGCAGAAGTGTTGCGCAAATGCCACACTTTGGTTAAATACATGAGAAAATGCACGAGATTGAAAGATTTTTGTTGACATAGGGAGGCTTCGGCGCAGCTCACAAGGTGATTCGTTACGCAATGCAAATGCGAACCGTTCTCACGTAAATATGCACAAGAATGCGCGACAACATATTGAATCTATGCACAAACGAACATGCTACCTTAGAGCCACGCAGAGCGCCTCTGATAAGGGGTAACGATTCAAGCTACCTGCACAAGTAAAGCGCCCTAGCCTATGCCAGAGCGCCGTTACAATGGGTCTGTGATGTATTGCAGTTAGGACCCAAGGCATGTTTCATATATAATGCCATTATCGCTTGGGGGGATGTAACCTAGCC